ATCGTTGGTTAGATTCTCGTCATTTTTGTAGATGAAACCTAAATCAAGAACATCATTAACCAATTCAATCCCTTCGTCTTCTACTTCGTTACCTTTGTCCGTGTACCTGCTCCAAAACTCTTTACGTATTCCGTATTTATGTTCGATTGCAAGTTCCTGAATGTAGGTTTTAGTAGTTTTAGAAAGAACCTCCCCTTTTGTTTTAGGGGAAGTCATCAATTTTCCTATTTGTGAAGCTCGTATTTTCATATCAATCAGTTATCCAGTCACCTATCCAATGACCTATTGCGCCATTTTTATTTTTAGTTTTTGTTATTTTACAGCTTGCAGCATCTTTAACAGTTTCATATAAAGATTTAAAATTTTTTTCATAAATCATATGCTCCGACCTTGTTAATCTATATTGATCATATTGTTCTTGAACTAATCTTTCCCTTATATCAATAAAATCACACGGAAAAAATGCTAATAATTTATAAGTTGATGATTTATTGTAATAATACATTCGTGTTTCTATATTACTTGTTTTACCATATTTTAAAACTGGGAATATTTTTTTTGGAGCTGATTCATATGCCCAATATGTTTTGCATATATACAATCCTTTTAACTTTTTCATAACAATAAAAGTGATTTTTGTTGAACTTCATTTAATTCAAACTTTGCTTGTAGCTCTTCAGCTGTAAATTCACCGTTACGAATTGCTTCAACTGCTTTTAAGAATCGTTCACCTTGTATTGTAGGCTTTTTTACTACATTAGTTGTTTTAACGCTTGAGCCATCAGTGTCTTTATCAGTAACTATTCCTAAAATAGCGCTTAAAGCATATCTACGAAAATAAGTTATCATTGAACCAATTGCCTGTGCTTTATTCATTCCTTCAAATCCTTTAATTACATTAGCTTTAACCTCGTTGCCTTGCCTATCTACTTTGATGACTTCTTCATAATTTAATGAATCAAAAGGAACATAAGTACAACTATCTATAGTTTCACCGCTTTCGACATGAAATAAAATAGTTTTAATAGAATTGTTGTCTACTAACTGCGTAAACCCTAATCCGTGTTTTTGTAATAACGGGTTAATTACTTCAAAGATTTTCGGAAGGTCTGCATACGAATATCCGTAGCCTTGCGTTCCTTTGTGAATTACTGGCACTTCCTGTTGAAATGCTGCTAAACTTTTAAATAGGTTTTTCATAATATAAATTTTAATTGTTTTACAAATATAACTATTCTTTTTAATATAGCAATAGGTAAATGTTAAATTTTATGATAAATTTCTTTTGCTTGTAAATATGCGGTTCGTGCTTCTTCTTCGGTGTTGTAAGTCCCTAAATTTATTTCTTTATTATTAAGATAAATCTTTGATTTCCATTTTTTATCTCTTTTAAAAAAATAATAACCTTTTGCTTTTGTTCTATTCCATTGATTTTGTTGGTGTGTAACACTTCTTAAATTTAAAATTCTATTATCATCACGTATTCCATTAATATGGTCTATTTGTTCTGCGCATTTTTTATTCACCCAATACCAAGCAAATTGATGCCCTTTAAGTTTATAATTTATTTTTTCAAAATGAATATTAATTGAAATATATCCATCACTTGCTGATTTTGTATGTTTTCCATATCTATTATAAATCAATCCTGTTTCACTATCATAAGTAAACCCTCTTTCAATAGCTAATTTGCATCTTTCTTCTCGTGTCATAATTCTAATTGTTTAATCTTTAATTTATATTTATGTATCAATTCTTTTAGTTCGTCTTTTGTGAACTTTCTTTCAATCTTAGCTAAAGAATCAATTTCGTTTAATTTTTCTATTCCATATCTTTCTACAAACCCTAATCGATAATTATTTATATCACCTGCTTTATCTTTATTGCAAGGTCTTGAACATTGAGCGTTTACATTAAATTCGTTAAATCTTAAATTTGAATGACCTCCTGCGCTCCACATATGCCCAGCATCCACGTTACCTTCTTTGAGTTTCTTTTGGCAACTTATACAAACTTGACCTTTATCTCGTAATCTGATATACTTGTTAAATATTATTTGAGTAGCTTTAATTAGTTCCTGAACAGTCTCTAAGTCGTTTTTGATTTTAGCTTTCGTCTTTTTCCATTGTTTCGTCTTTTCAGATTCTACCCAAACACGGACGCATTCATCTTTTAAGCAGTATTTCATATTAAAGCGGATAGGTTCGAACTTTTCTTTGCAGTTTTTACACTTCATAATCAAATATAGATGTTTGATTTACATTCGTCTTTTTGTAAATATTCAAAGCCGTTTCAAGTATTGTTTTTCCTGCTTCATAGTCTACTAAGTTACGTGCTAAACTCATTTTATGGTATTGTCCTTTATATAATCTAAAATTATAGTCGTGAAATTCACATAATTTAGTTACTTCATCTTTATTATTATTCATTGACGGGTGTTTTCTATAACTTAATATATTTGGTAAATTAAAATTAGTCCAATATAAATGCCTTCCACGTTTTTGTGCTGGAATTAAAGGCTCATAATATGGAATTACATTTTCAACACAATATTTGCCTTCAAAAAAATTATCTAAAAAAATAATTTCTTGGTATAATTTCATATCGGGATATTTCATTTCTCTAATTGTTTTCATTGATTTTTGAAACGATGAATGAGTAGGGCAAGGTGGTGAACTCCAAATAAAATCGAACTCTTTGTAATGGTCTAAAAGATATTGGTGCGCATCTGCTACTATTACCTTGTCATTCGGGAATCGCTCTTGATATAAACGTGCTGCTTCGGGGTCAAGTTCAACAGCTGTTATTTCTAAGTTGTCAGCTACCTCATCCCATTTGTAACGATTACCACCTAAACAAGCGTATAAATTTAGTATTCTATATTTCATAATTTTTAATTGTTAATTGCATTTCTAAATCCTTTACTTTAAATTTCTCTTCCATTAATAGCTTTTCAAGTCTAAAATTCTGCTGTAATACTGTTCTAAGTTCCTTTTCCATAGCATCGTAGCTAATCTTTACTTCTTGTAAGTCTGCTAAGCTACGTTCCATTGAGTTAATTAAATCGGTTCTGTGTTCGTGTTTTTGTTTAATTTCTTCAAGGCTTATTTTAATCTTTAAATATGTAGTGTCTAATAACACTTTGCCTTTTATAATTGTCAATTCATCCATTTATTCGTGTTTTTGCTTGTTATAATAATCAAAATGGCACATCTTTTTTCATCTTTTCGCTAAACGAAAGTAATTCTTTTCCGTTAACTATATCGGGTTCAATTAAAGGTAGTTGTTTAGGTTTTGTTGGTTCGTGTTTTCGTTGAGCGTAAACTTTATTACCAAATTTATCTAACATATAATACTGATATTTTTGAGTGTCTAAATATAACTTGTAAATTCCGTTTTTTGAAACCCCCTTTGGTTTGCTCTTTGCTACTTTTAAATGAACTTCGTTTTCTTGCGCTCCAGTTCCATCACTTAATAATAAATCTTTTGGCGGTCTCCAAGGAATTAAAACGCTTAAACCTTTTCTAAACCATACTTGACCGCCAGCGAAGTCACGAGCGGACGGAATAGGAAAATAACTTATTTCAGTTCCTGCAATCGTTTTAGCGTGTACCATTGGTTGGTCACGAACGTGGTTTATAATGCAGTTATGTCGGTTCGTCTTTCTTGCGTTTCTTCGTGCAAGCCCTAAAATTCTACTGAGATATTTATCTTCTCGTCCTAAGTCAGAATGTATAAAGTTTTCAGTTAGTTCATTCCAAGGGTCAATGGTTGTAGTGTGAATTGTTATTTCGTGTTTACGTTCAATCTCATCTACTAACTCATAAAACTTTTCAAGCGTTAAATCTTCGTCTATTGGGTCAATTACAATAAAATGTTCGTCAATAAACATTTGCGCTCGTACCAATTCAGCGTTATTCATTCCGTATTCTCCTTCCGTGTAAGGCTTCCCGATATACTTATAACAAAGTTCTGCGTAAATTTCAGCTGCACTTCCCGTTTCAGGTGAAAATACTACGTGATTCCATCCGTGTAAACACGAAAGGTTTATAAGAAACTCAAACCATAATTCAGTTTTACCACTTGCAGGAGCAGCACCTATGTAAGTTGTGCAACCTTCTTTTATTGTATAAGGTAGTAATTCCCAATCCCACCCAACTGATTTACCTTTAACCTGCTTTTCGTGTCTAATGGTAAATAGTTCATCGTTTAATTCAGTTAGTCTTTTATACATAATTAGTCAAATATAATTCGTTCTTTTTGTATTTCGTGTTTCTTTAAAAATGGTAGTGTGTTATTTAATTTGGACTTCCAATTTACTATTTTTTTATCATTACCATCTTTCCAATCATTTACTACCCAACTATCGTATTTAAGTTTTACTTCTTGTTGAATAACATTTGGAACTTGACTAACCGCATAAGCTAAAAATTCAGAGAACTCAGGTATATATATTTCTTTCTTTTCTTTCTTTACATTATTGTTAGTGGTTGCTCGTTGGTTGCTCGTTGGTTGTTCGTTTGTTATTTCGTTGGTTGGTACTTGGTATTTTTCATAGCTAACTATTTGAATAATAGTACCTTGCGAACTTGTAACGCTGGTTATTTCGTTTGTTGAAATTAACTTAGTTAAAGCAGTTCTAA